GGACCGCGCGAGATCTTCGATCGTATCAAAGGTCCCGTTTTCAAGAGCTTGAATCCAGCTACGCGCCCTTACGATCGACTGGATCAGTACCTCGTTGTTGCCGGCGGAAGGCTCGTCATTGCCTTCGATGTGGGTAGACGGCCCGGCGGGATTGCTCCGCCACTGAATCTGAACAGTCGGATTGTCGTCTGACGCGTCAGCCGTTCCGTTCAGCGTGATCAGGATGTGGTCAGGCGAGACCCCGACCCGGCTGATCTGACCCGCAATGTCGTCGTCGCTTTTCAATCTTTGCTGATCGCCAAGCCGGTCCCTGACCGCTGCCAAGATCGCGGCTTCAATCTCTTGAGCTGGCGCCCGTCCGACCGTTCCGACCTCTGCTTTCCGGCCACGCAGCAGAGCTCGGCTGACATAGAATCGGTAACGGATGCCATTCTTGACTGTGAAGCTTGGGCTCATCAGGTTGCCGCGGTCGTCGTAGAGCTTGCCCTGTAGGAGGGCGCCGCTTGCGGTGCGGCGGGCCTTCCGGTCGACGGCGTTGGTCGCGAGCTGCTTCTGGGCCTGATCGAACACGCTTTGGTCGACGATCGGTTGATGTTCGCCGGGAAACCATTTGCCTTGGTGGTGGACTTCGCCGAGGTAGACGCGGTTCTTGAGCAGGTAGGCGAGGGGGCCGTAGGTGAACGGGATGGCGCCATTGTATTTCGTGACCGTGGTGTTGCGTCGCTTGGTGACGATACCTTGCCGGTCGAGGTCCAGGACCAGCTGGCCGAACGACTTGAGTTCGAGATAGCGCTTGAAGATACAGCGGACCGTCTTGGCATCGTCCGCATTGACCACCAGCTTCTTGTCCTTCGCGTCATAGCCGAGCGGCACGGTGCCGCCGGTCCATTTACCCTTGCGGCGGGAGGCGGCGATCTTGTCCCGGACCCGCTCGGAGGACAGCTCGCGCTCGAACTGGGCGAACGAGAGCAGTATATTGAGAGTCAGGCGCCCCATGGATGTCGTGGTGTTGAACTGCTGGGTGACGGCGACAAAGGATACGGACTTGGCGTCGAATGCCTCGACCAGCTTGGCGAAGTCGGCCAGCGAGCGGGTCAGGCGGTCGATCTTGTAGACCACCACGACGTCGACCCGGCCGCCGTCGATGTCTTTCAGAAGCCGGCGTAGAGCCGGGCGCTCCAGGTTGCCGCCGGAATAGGCCGGGTCATCAAAGCGCTGGGGCAGGGCGCGCCAGCCCTGGGAGGCCTGACTCTTTATATAGGCCTCACAGGCCTCCCGCTGGGCGTCGAGCGAATTGAATTCCAGTTCGAGCCCATGCTCGGTCGACTTGCGGGTGTAGATGGCGCAGCGGAGAGGTTTCGGTGTGCTACCGGCCACGGCGGTTGCCCTCCTTTGGAGCGGGACTACCGCCTCGCGCGGGCGCGGCCCCTGAGGCTGGGGGCGGGGCTTCCCGGGAGCCCCGGCCCGCGCTCGCGGCCGGTTTGGGGATCGCGTCCGTCCGACCGGCCCCAGTGGGTGCGCCGTCAGACCGCGTCGTTGGCCGAAGCCCGAAGAACCGTGGCCCGTTCCACCTGGTGCCGGTGATCAGAGAGGCGATCTCGGAAAGGCTGGGGTAGACGTCGCCGTCGTAGGCAAATCCCTCGGTCATCACCGTGACGCGGTAGCTCTTGTCCTTCCACTGCCGGACCAGGACCGATCCTGGCTTGATCCGGCGGGGCAGGTCGAGCCGCCCGCCGGGTTTGGCGGCATAGGCCTTCACCAATTGGTCGAGCAGGCGCTGAGCTGGGCGGGAGAGGCCGCCATAGGCCTTCTCCTGGATTCGGTAGGCGATGCTCCGCCGCAGCAGATCCGGGCCGAAGGCCTTAGGCGGTTCGTTCCGGAACACTTCCCGGTACCGAACGCGCAATTGCGCGATCGGCATGGTCACCAGCCGGTCGACCTCAGCCTCGATTGTTGGGCCGACCGGCTTTCCGTTGGTCTCTGGGCCGGTCATTGCGCCGCCGAGCCCTTCCCGATGCGGTAGACGCGCTCGTCGCCGAGCTTCTCGGAGCTGAGCTCAAGGTCGAGCTTCTTGCGGACGGTCCCGGCAAAGAAGCCTCGGACCGAGTGCTGCTGCCAGCCAGTCGCCTTCATGATCGCGGCGATGGTGGCGCCCTTGGCGGACCGGAGCATCGCCAGAACGGCGTCTTGCTTGGTGGGGGTTGCTCCTGTGGCCTTGGCAACTTGGGGTTTAAGGGCAGCCTTCGGCTTCGCCGGTGCGGCGGTCTTGGCCGCGGGCTTCGCCGGGACGCGGGATTTGGCCGGCGACTTGGCCTTCGTGGCGGGGGTAGGTTTGCGTTTGGGGGTGGCCATCTGGCCCTCCTGGCTAAATCGACAGCATCATGTGCTGCCACTGCCACAAGCCCGCCGAGTTGTTGGCGGGCCGACGGGCCAGAGGAGCGCCGGCGGAGTGCGGCGGTCGTGCCTAGTCGCTCGACAGCCGGTTGAGCAGAGATGCCGCGTCTTGCAGGCGGCCTGCCTCGTAGATCAGCTGTTCGATCTCCATCGAGACCGAAACGCCCTCGGCGACGCTGCCTGCGTGCGCGCAGGCTTCCGCCGCCTTGGCGATCCGCGCCGCTTCATGCAGCCGGGAATGAATCTCGCTCAGGCACAATTTGATGGCTTGTTCTGTCGTCGCGCGGTCCATGGTGTGTTCGCCTCCAAAACTTGACGACCACAATGACGCTCCACGTGCGTGCGAAGTCGAGTGGAAGCTGAGTAATCTTGTGGCTTATGTGGCGGGAGCTGGATCACAAAGTGCTCGGGCCCAAGCCGACCGTGCGCTACTTCCTGGCCCGCTTCTTTTTGGCAACCGGCGCCGGCGGCTTGCCAGCCAAGAAATCCTTGAACAGCTTGACCGGATCGGCGCCGAGAGCCTCGGCAATGGCGATGAACTCGACCACGTCGATGCGCCGCTCGCCGCCCTCGTATTTGGCGATAAAGGACTGGTGGCGCCCAAGCTTCTCGGCCAGCTCCGTTTGCCGGACGTCCGCCGCCTCTCGCGCTGCGGCGAGCTGGGCAATAAGTCGCGCATATTCCGGGGATTTGAGGGACTTCTGCATGCGCCGCCAGGGCCGTGAATCGGCGGCAAGCAATCTGATCCCAAAAATGGATTATCCCAAAACTGGATAATAGTTATGTGTTGAGTTAACTTCCCTCGAAAGAGGAGGTTAGCGATGGGTAACGATCTACTGCGGGTTGAAAAATTTGAAAGAGGTCTGGCCAAGACCGCCAGACCCACGAAACGCCAGAAGCTCACCATCACGGTCGCTGTGGCGATCGGGGCGTTGCTCGCGGCGATTCCCTGGCCATCCGAGGGAGGCGACAGGAAGGAAAATTGGCAAAGCCTTGAAGCCGACAATGGGGCAATCTTCAAAGTCGATTTGAACTCGATCTCACATTTCAAAACCGGGGCAGCGACCGTCACCGTCTATGCCGTCGAGGGCCCAAGCTTCGATCCGAGAAATCTGCACCAGCTCTGGTTTGACTGCCGCGGTCATTTCCAGGACATCACAGGTCCCCAAATTGGCCCGACTGAGTACGCCCCGCCACGATCAATCGTCGGACGAATGGGAGGCATAGCGTGTATCGGAGCAAAGGACACTCGCTTGGATGAGACCGCGAGGCCGCAGCCAAAAGATACCCCAGACCACTATTGCGTTGGAGTCTCCCCGGAAGCTTGCGCCCGTATAACCGCGGCGGAGGAAGGAAAATCCAAGCCGAGTTTTTGCAAGCCGGGATTTGCAGTTGCTGGAAGCGGGTTGTCTCCGGAACAACTTCGCATTTGCTACCTGCTTGCCAACGAAGAATCTCGACTCAACAGCCTCGCGGCAAATCGTTCGGTAAACGAGAAGTCCGTGAGCCACGTGTATGATTTAAAGGTCTCTGCAACGCCAAGCACGTTTCCCACGATTGTGGGTTCAACGAACCTTCCCGACGGTGCGCGACTTATAGTCTCCATAAACAAGCCGCGCCTTCCAAACGCGCGAGAACGTTTGGCGGCTGGATTGCCCATGTGCGAAGACGACTGTATTCCTGCTTCCGGCCCGCATGGCGAGACGCTTGGTGTTACAACGGTGGTTGAATCCGGGACGTTCTCGGCAGGACCGTTTTCCTGGGCAGGGAAGCCCTTTTGGCAAGGAGCTTTTGACGTCGAGATCTACTTGTTTTTGCTTCCTGGCGAGGAAATTCGAGAAAAGCAGTTGGACAGGATGAAGCAGCCAATTCTGACGACCTCGGTGCAAATCGTGCCGCAGCCGTAGGCGTAGTTGCCCCCGGTACCCCCAGACCTGTTGAGCGACCAGGCTATGCTTGCAACGTCAACTCCAGCGTCTTCTCAAGGCATACGGTCCGGGAATGCGCACTGCTTCGAGCAGCCTTTGCCATGCTTCCGGAGAGTACGACTCTATCCACGAGAGATTTCTGTCGAGTAGCGCCTGGCTGATTGAGTCGCACTGATCGTCGTATTTGGAGCCGGGAAAGGCAAAAAATTCTGACTCCAGATCTGCTAGCCAAGGTGCTGCTTCGGGCAAAAATGCTTGGCCCGCTTCAAATTTTGCAGACGCACCAGCCATGCGGCTGGCTTTGTCCCCTTCGGGCTTGACCGCGATGATGCCTGAAATTCGCGATTTCAACTCCTGCACAAGCTGGGTCCCGGAGCCAGCATCCTCAACCAGGATTCGGCGCGGCTTCCATTTTTTTGCCTGGGCTAACGCGACTGCCTTCAACTCGGGAAAATCGACGCGGCCACGCCAAACGTCAGCGAGATACCACCGTCGCCGACTAGCCAAGATCCATGTCGTGCAGACCGACCAATCGTTTTGAGGGCCACCCTTGCTTGCAGTGTCCCAGCTCTGAAGTGTGGTCGCGCGCTCAGATGTTGGTGGGAGATCCTTGTAGCGGGCGATCCAGTGCCGCTTGATCATCGCGCCTCCGGGGGGCACTGGCATCTGCTGATACTGGGCTGAAAACGCGTCGCTGCCGATCTGCATTTTCAATGCTTCCAGGATTTCAAGAGGCTCACGTTCGGGCGAAAGAACCTCGCCAGATATGCGACGGTACGGCACTCCGTCCCAACACGTGACAGCTTGGTCACATTCCGCGATTGCGGGTAGTTCGAGGATCTCCCATTCGTCTGATTGACCGGTCAGAAAGCCAGTCATATCGTCCATGTGGACGCGCTGCATGACCACGACGATGGCACCCGTACGCTTGTCATCCAGTCGCGACAGCAGAGTGTTCGTAAACCATAAGTTTGCGCCCGAACGCTTCGTCTCTGAAAAAGCATCGTCCGGTTTGAGCGGGTCATCGATGATGATGATGTCGCCGCCGCGGCCCGTCAGCGTGCCCCCGACAGAAGCCGCTAGCCGAAAGCCTCGCGCGGTGAGTTCAATTTCTGTCTCGTTGTTCTTGAAGGGGCCGACCCTCGTTCCGGGGAAGGTCGACCGATACCAACGTGAGTCGAGTACGGCCCGGAAGTCGTTTGAATGCTTCTTGGCGAGTTCTCCAGAGTAGCTGGCGCAGATGATGCGACGCGAAGGGTCCCGTCCTAGGATAAAGGCCGGAAAAGCAACTGAGGCCATGATCGATTTCAACGATCGAGGCGGCATATTGATGATCAGCCGCCTGATTTCCCCGCGACGAACCCGATCGAGCTGGTAGGCTATCGCCTCGATATGCCAACTCCTGATGTAGGTTTGGCCGGGCGTCAGAGTCATGAAGACCTTCTCCACGAAAGCCCTGAAGTCATTGCGGAGAAGGGCCTGCAGCAGGCGACCATCAGGTGACATTGCGGCGTGCTTCCTTTTGGGCCTTCTGAGATTTGCTGGCCCGATCTCCGGGCTTCTTTAGAAAATTCGCGAGAAGCGCTTGGTCCTCGGCGAGGACCTCGTCGATGCGCAGTCCAGCTTCGGGCGCTTCGCCGTAGCGATCAAACAGCGATAGCATAAGCTTCAAGGCGGCCGGTTCGTTGCGCATGGCGTCGTTCGCAAGCCGACGCAGCATCACCTCGAGTGCCGGCAACCTCCGCGTTCTGCCGTTCTCGGTGACTGCGATCCTTTGCCCGAGAATATCTTGCAGGACCGCTCCAACGGTTCGGGTTCCCTTCGGCCGGCCTCGCGGGTTGCCGCTCTTGCCCTTCTTGAACTGCGTCTTTTTCGGTGGGCGGCCGTAGCCGACCACATAGTCGGACACCTTGCGCTTTCGACTAGCCACGGGCTGAACCTTGATCAGACGCTACTCGTCCGCTTCGTCGACCATCATTGACGATTGCCTTCCCACCCGCCGTCGATGGCTGCGATAGTAGCGGTTGGTTCGGGGATTGTGTTGGACTGCCTCGGGGTTCTTTCGCCGCTGCCAAGCGAGCTTGACCGACTTCCTCGAAGGTTCGTCCGTCGCCCTCCAAAGTCGCATCGAGCTTGGTAAGTTGCTGCCACCGCAGGACAGCGATATCGACGTATCGCGGCTCGTACTCAAGACAGTGGGCGATCCGTCCAACCTTGTCGGCGGCGAGAAGCGTCGTACCCGATCCCGCGAATTGGTCTAGCACCACATCTCCCCGGGCCGTGCAGTCGAGAATTGCGTCCGCAACCAGGGCTATAGGTTTGACCGTGGGGTGTGCGGCAAGAGCTTCCATTCGACCTTGGCCGAATGTGTTTACGCCCGCATAGGTCCAGACATTGGACCGGTTGCGCCCGAAACGCCCCAACTCGACATTATTTCTGTGCGGATTCCCGCCGACACGAAAGACACCGATCAGTTCGTGCTGGGACCGGTAGAACGAACCCTGGCCCGCGTTCGACTTGTTCCAAACGACAAGGTTCAGCATCATTCCGAAGAGTTCCTCGCCGACGCCTATCAGGACATCGACATGGCGCCAATCTGTAAAAACATAGTGGACGGCTCCTTCGGTTGAAAACCGGGCGCCATGGCCAAGCGTTTCGTAGAGAAACCTTCGAAATTGTGCGGGCCGCATTTCGCCCGAAGCGAACGCGAATTCCGGATGCCTGTGTTTTCCACGCCCTCCGATCGAGCTGACCCGGACATTGTATGGTGGATCGCAGAAGACGGCCGAGGCCGAAACCCCGTTCATCAGTACTGTGAAGCTTTCTGATTTGCGCGCATCACCGCACAATAGACGGTGTTTGCCGAGCAACCAGACGTCCCCCTGCTCGGTGACCCCGTTTTGAGGTACAGGAGGCAGGTCGTCTTCAGGCTCGGCCGTCGAAGCAGCCATGTCCGCTAGCAGCAGATCAATCTCGGCTACCTCAAACCCTGTCAGCGATATCTCAAGATCCTCAGCCGGCAACAAGTCGGCTAGTTCGCCGAGTTCGATCGCCAACAGTTCACGGTTCCAGCCCGCCTGCTCGGCGATCTTGTTGTCAGCGATTAGGTAAGCGCGTTTCTGCGACGCCGTGAGATGATCAAGACAGATCACCGGCACATGCGTGAGGCCTTCGAGTTTTGCGGCCTCAAGGCGGCCGTGACCGCAAAGAATAATTCTGACTTCATCGACGATAATGGGGTTGAGGAATCCGAATTTTCTTATGCTGGTGGCAATTTGCCGTATCTGCTTCTTCGAGTGAGTTCTTGGGTTTCGCGGATTGGGACGAAGCGTTCCAATTGGAATCCGTTCGATGCTCGACGAAACGGATATAGCAGCATTCGATGAAGTTGTTAGCCCTATCGCGACCACGTCCGCCTCCGTGAATGTGTATCACGATGTTGGGGCGATCGTAGTTCAAAATATAGAGCACTAATTGAAGCGGTTTGCCGGTGTATTCGCCGACGGCGAAAAAATTACTTAGTCGGTTTCATTCGCTTCGACCGGCGACGAGCCGGTCGAGAATCAAAGTGAGGCGCGTCAAACTCTTTACGCGTCGCCTCTGTAAGAGCATCGCAATAATCGTCGGAGCGGCTGCGTTGGCGATAAGGACTGCGCTTTGTCGACCGATCTAGAATTCCTCCGTCAATCAGGAATTCATGTGCTGCGGAGGGGGCGCTAGGTTTTGGACCACGCGCAAGTGACAGGTGAGGGGCAAGCTCAGCCGCGATTTCGGTAAGACGTCGAAGGTCGACAGCTTCTCCCTTGAGGACCTTTTCCAGTAGACTGATAAATTCCCTTTCGCTGAGACGCGCGTCATCGAAAAGTGTTTCCACGATTGAGGTCTCATTCCATGCTTCAACGAGCAACTTGGCGCGGGACAAGATTGCTCGCCTTTGTCGGCCAGCACTGGAAAGGAATCGAATAGCGTCAACCACGCGGCGGTAGGATTTACTCTCTTTGGCTTGCCGTTTGCCAGACCGCACAGCTAGTTCTGCCAGCCCTCGCGCAACAAACGGATCGTAGCCATTTGCTACTAGGAATGGTTCATATCCACGCGAAGGAGGAAGTTGCGCTGCTCGAACTATGGGAATGCACATCATCAAAGCAAACCCGGCGCAACATTCTAGAAGCACTCGCGCCGTCGGGTGCAAGTCCGCTTCATTGATTGCGGGCGTTTCTGGTGTTGTATTCACGAAAAGGCATTCCGCCAGAAAATCCACAGCAGCCCGCATATGAGTTTCTGTCTCGGGGTCAAGCGATTTCGAGCCGTT